ATGGCAACATAGTCTACATTTTGATATTTAACTACAGCCATACCTGAAATATGAGTTGTTACACCAATACTAATAAGCCGAGCTGTAACATGATTATATGCTTGCTGAATTGATACTAAAGTTCTCGAATGTTGATTTGCTGAGCCTGAATCACCCCTCGAAAACACTAGCTCACCAAACATGTTTCGATTGGGTGAGCTGCTGACAGAATAAGGAAATAACAATACATAGCTAACGACAGAATCTAGGTTTACTCCCGTAATCATTTTTCTTTCAAAAGTTTGGCCTACTCCACCAATTCCAAAACCGCCAACTTCTATCAAATTACCAGCTGTAGTACCAACATTTCTAGTTGCGGCACTACCAAGCCCTAAGTTAGTCCGTGCAGCCGCTGCCGAAGTTGCGCCTGTCCCCCCTTTTGCAATTGGTATAGCTGTGGGGAGTGTGGTTGCATTAGTGGTTCCGGTTAGGAAATCATATAACTCGGTAAAGTTAGCATTCACATACTGGAAAGCTGTTCGGGCTGGTGTTCCTGATCCGTCATTTGCAGCTGAACCAACATTAATAGTTTGCTTAGTCATTTTCTTACTCGCATAAAAAAAGCCCCTAAAGAGGGGCTTCAAAGAGATTAAAAATTAAGGATAAAAGACTTGGGTGAATGTCGTAGAGATTTGCCAAACATCACCGCCCAAACAACGGGGTTGATATTCACCTGTTTTTACTCGGACCTCACCATCTAAAGGCGAATCCCAAAGAAACGAGTCAGCTCCTTTGTGTTGATCAAAGAATGCTTTGATTTGCATAATTTCGGCTTTGTAAGCCGTTCTTTGATAAGTCCATTCACCAGCTCGGTTATTGATACCTACAGCAATGTTTTGTTCATAACCGTCACCAAATTTGCTTGATAACGTATTAAAGCGCTGAGTATTACTATTTCCGTCTAAGTCGCATTCGAAAGTGAATTTAAGGTTGCTCATTTAGAAAGTAAGCCTCCTTGTCGTTTATCTTTCAGAATTATTTTCTTTACAGCTTCACCAATTTGCGCAGCTAAAGTCATTTCTGATTTTTGGTGTTCTTTCAAAGTAAATCGACGTTTTT